AAGTCAAATACTAATAATTATAATACATTATACTATTCAACTGCACCAGGTGGAATATGGACACTTTGTAATAATACATTTTCACAAGTAGCAGTCAATGTAGTATACGCCTCTGGATTTGGTCTTTTTATTGCCGTTGGTTTTGATAATAATAATAATACAATTAAATATTCTTCAGATGGTATTAATTGGAATAATGCAAAAAATGCATTTATTAATAATAATACATATTATAATTGGAATTCGCCAATTGCTTATTCACCTGATATAGGTATAAATGGTACTGCAGTTATATTTAGTTATGATGTAAATGGTAATAATCAAAAATATTCATATGATGGTATTAATTGGTTAAATGGTGATGGTTTAATAGATGTAAATGATGTAGTATATTCCAGTAGTCCTTTTACTAGTGGTATTTTTATGGCTACTGGTAAATATGGAAATATAATGTCAGATGATGGTATTCATTGGACGCAGCCATTTATAGGAACTGGTTCAACAGGTGGAATGGGAACACAAGGTTATAAAGTTGCATATGATGACAGTGGTAATTGGGTTTCAGTCGGTGAAGATGTATATAATGATATTATAGATTATTCCAGACCAGGACAATCATGGTATTTCCTTCAAAATACAGTTGGTCCAACAGGTTTACCGGGTACACAAATAGTATCAGGAAATTATGTTCCAAGTGAATCAGATGCAATTGGTTTACCATTAAAATCATTATTTTTAGATACAACATCATCTGATATGTATGTATTAGGAACAGGACCATCATTTAATTATGCAAATTCATCAAATAAATTAGATATTGGTAATTTTGTAACATATGGTACAGGAACATGGTTAGTAGTAGGTAATCCAATTAGTACAGGTCTTTTTATTCAGTCATCACATGATGGTAATAATTGGGTAGGTTCAACCGGTGCAATATTTAATCAAATTGGAATGTATTATTACAATTTTGCCATGTATGATTCATATAGTAATATATGGTTAGCTGGTGGTCAAGATTCAGTTGGTAATTCAATAATATATTCAACAGATGCAATTAATTGGTCAAGTGTAACAGGTACAACATTTAATGATGAATGTTTTTGTATAGCTACAGATGGTGCAGGTAATTATGTTGCAGCAGGTTATGATACAGGACACGTTAGTATATTATATTCATTAGCATCAAATGATAATACGTGGGATATACCATCTGGAACATTTTTTAGCAATAATGGTAATGGTAATTGGGTTGTATATGGTGCTACAGGAACTTTTGTTGTTGGTGGTTATGATGGTAATAATACAGGAAATACAATATATTATTCAACTAATGCAGGACAAACTTGGACGTTAGCTACAAATGGATTTACAAATCATGTTAATTATATGATATATGGTGACGGATTATTTATAGCTACTGGTGCAGATTATCCTTCTCTACATTCAATAAAATATTCATCGGATGGTATTACATGGTATAATGCTAATAATCAATTTAATAACGAAGCATATGCAATTGGATATAATTCAAATTTAGGAATCTATGTTGTAGGGGGTATTAATTATCCAAGCAATGGAGTCTTTCAGAAATATTCATACGATGGAATAAATTGGTATGATGGATTTTTAGCTAGTGATATAAATTGTATAGCAACATCACCTAATTATTTTATAGCAGCTCGTTATAATGCATTATATATATCAAATGATGGTATTCATTGGACAATTCCTTTTCAAAATACATATGGATTAAGTCAAGATATTTATTGGGTAGCAAATTCAGGTAATGATTATGAATGGGTAGCTGTTGGTTCTGATGAATATAATCGTTCAATTGATTATTCAACAGTAGGAGAAAGTTGGTTATTTTTAGAAAATATAAAAGGTCAATCAGGTCAAAATGGTTCTACTACAACATTGACAACATCAAATTCTGATGTACATATTACATCACCTACATCATTTACTATTTCATCTGGAGCATCTGGAGTATATGTACAAACAATAGAACATTTTGATTCAACAACGCAAGGATTATATTTACAATTTACAATTAGTGCACTAAATTCAAGTGGTATAACTTTAGGATTATACGGTGTATCATATGAAGCAATATTATATTATTTTAATTTGAATAGTAATGGAACAACTGATTTTGGATCAGATGCTGGTGCAAGTACATCAGGAACATGGTCAGTTGGTGATACATTTTCTATTTATGCAGATACACATACTGTACATTTTTATAAAAATAGCATAGAATTACTTCAAGCAGCACAAAATCCACCTGATATATTATATTTTTATGCAGATAGTAATGGTTCAATAACATCACTAGCAAATTTTACAAATGTTCGTTTTTATCCAACAGGTGCAATAGGTCCAACAGGTCCAACAGGTGCAAGTAATACACCATCAAGTTATACAGGAGGAACAGGAACGACAATTGTATCAGGTGCAATACCTGGTGATTTAATTTGTACGACAAATATTGCAGTAGGTTCAACAGGTTATGTATGGGGTAATGCATTAATAAATGTAATTAACAATGATAGTTCAACACATGATTTATTATTATATATGCAAATTGCAGGAGAAACGGGACCTTATATGATTAATTCACTAGTACCAGATTCTGGATATACATTACAAACGCAATATAGATTGATAAATCAAATTGGTCCTACAGGAGCGGTATCAATATCAGTATATGGATTTTCAGATTTAAATAATGTAATTAATGTGACTTCATCTAGTATATTTGGATTAGCGAATTTAAATTAAATATAAAAGTTAAAAATTAATAAATATAAAAATGGTAAAAATCATATTTATATCGATGATTAAAAATGAAGAGAAAATTATTGATAGATGCATTAAAGGTGTATTATCAATCTGTGATGCAATTTGTGTAAACGATACGGGTTCAACAGATAAAACAATAGAAAAAGTAAATGAAATATTTAAAGGACTAACAATTCCATGTAAATTATATGAAAATAAATGGAAAAATTTTGGACATAATAGAACACTTTCATTTAATAATACAAGAGATTTTTGCAAAGAATTAAAATGGGATTTGAATACAACATATGGATTATTATTAGATGGTGATATGGTATTAAATGTATTAAAATTTAATAAAGAAAGATTAGTAGCACCTGGTTATAAAATGATTCAGAAGAATAATGTAATTGAATATTATAATACAAGATTAGTAAAATTAGCTTTTCCATGGAAATGTGTGGGAGTGACGCATGAATATTGGGATGGTGCACACACTGATACAATTACTAAAGATGAAATGTTAATTAATGATATTGGTGATGGTGGTGCAAAAGCAGATAAGTTTGAAAGAGATATTAGATTATTAACAGAAGGATTAAAGGAGGAGCCAAACAATGTTAGATATGTATTTTATCTAGCACAGTCATACAAAGATAGTGGAAAGTTTAAAGAGTCAATTAAATTGTATAAGAAGAGAATTGAAATGGGAGGATGGTTTGAGGAGGTATGGTATTCGTATTATATGATAGGAAAATGTTGGTTACAATTAAAAGAATCAAAATCAGAAGATAAATTTGAATATTGGATGAATCAAGCATTTAGATATAGAAGAAATAGAGCAGAACCATTATATGCACTATGTAGATATTTTAGAGAAGTAGGGCAGCAAGTAAAATCAATGCATTATTATTTATTAGGAAGAAATATTCCGTATCCAAAAGATGATGTATTATTTATAGAAAATGCGGTATATGAAAAATATTTATTTGATTATGAATTTACAATTATACAATATTATATATTTCCGAATGAAAGACCATTAGGATTAAAAAGATGTGTAGAATATTTAAATTCGTATGGATATTTAGAAGATAGTGTATATTCAAATGTAGATCATTATATACCAAGAATATTAGATTATGGAGAATTAATAAAACTAGATTTACCAAAACAAGGAGATTTTACAGCAACATCAACAGCATTAATTAAATACAAAGATGAAATTATAGCAAATGTTAGATATGTAAATTATAGAATAGAGCCAGATGGAAGTTATATGATGTGTGAAAATGGTGAATTTAGAAGAGAAAATTATGTAAGAACTAAGAATGCATTAATTAAATTTAATAAAAAGTTTGAACAAGAATCAAATATAGTATTAATGAAAGAAGAAGTAAATGAATCATTAAGAAAAGATACAAATATATTAGGATTTGAAGATGTAAGATTATTTATAGAAGATAATAAATTAAAATGTATTGCAACATCAAGAGAATATAATAATATTAATGATACAAATGCAATGGTAATATTAGATTATAATATAGAAAATTATGAAATGAAGAATATTAATATAATAAATCCTCCAATGCCAGATGTCAAAGAATGTCAAAAAAACTGGATTCCCGTGGACGACAAGATAATTTACAAATGGCATCCATTACAAATCGGTGTAATAAAAAACTCAAAATTATTCCTGATAAAGAGCCTTGACACCCCGAAATTTTTCAAACATCTGAGGGGTTCGTCGAATGTATTTAAATACAAAAATCAAAACTGGGTGATAACACATGGTGTTAAATTTAGTACACCAAGAAAGTATTATCATATGTTAATTATATTAGATGAGAATTACAAGTTAGTGAAATATACGATACCATTTTATTTTAATAAATTTGCAATTGAGTACTGTTTAGGATTAATAATAGAAGATGATTTTATGTATATTACAGCATCACAAAATGATAAAGATCCAATTATTACAAAAGTGCATGTGAAAGAAATGGATAAATTTTTTATGTAAAAAGTAAAATAAATAAGTTTAATATATATTAAAATAAAATAATATATATTATGGTACCAATAATTATAGTATGTTATAATAATTATAAATATGTTAGAAATATGATTAAACGATTAAAAGAAATCAACGAAGATTTAATATCGAATATATATATATTAAATAATGCAAGTACGATGGAAGATACTATAAAATATTTGGAAACAGTAGAAGTAAAGATTATAGAAAATACTGGAAATAATGGACCATGGTTAGCGAGTCATGTTAATACACATATATATAATACATTACCAAATAAATTTATATTAACAGATGCAGATTTAGAATTGAATCAAAATATGCCAAAAAATTTTATAGAAACAATGATAGAATTATCTGATAAATATAATTGTTATAAGATAGGATTAGCATTAGATATATCAGAAAAAGAAAAATTTATAGATGAAAATATATATGATTGGGAAATACAATTTTGGAGTAACAGAATAGATAATAATGAATATGAGTTATATGATGCAATAATAGACACTACATTTTGTATGGTAGATAAAACAAGAGAATATGGATCTAATAATGTAAGAATAGCAGGAAATTATACTGCAAAACATTTACCATGGTATAATGAAAATCCAATATATAATATATATGAAAATTATAAACTAAATGAAAATATATTAAATGAGATATCAACAATAAAGAATAAATTAGTAAATTACATAGAAACAAATTATTTAAAAATAAAGAAGAATAATGAGATGATATTTATTAAGAATGATAAAAATGATAAAAATATTAATTTTTGGAGAGATATATTTATAAATTGGGAGCAAAATACTTTTGAAATATTTGATAGATATCTAAAACCAGATAAAATATTTATAGATATTGGAGGGTGGATAGGTACAACATGTATATATGGAAGTAGAAAATCAAAAAAAGTGTATGTAGTAGAAGCGGATAAAGAATCATATAATGATATGATAAAAAATTCATTAATAAATAATGATAATATAATAGGAATAAACAAGGCAATATATAATAAAGATGATGTAGAGATAATGTTTGGAAAGAACAAGAATTTAGAAAATTCAAGAATGAATGATAGTACATCACAAATATATAATGAAGATGATAATGTAGAAAATTGTTACAAAATTAAAACGATTACAATAGAATCTATAATAAATGAATATAAAATAGATCCAAATAATATATCATTAATTAAAGTTGATATAGAAGGAGGAGAGGAATATATATTAGAAGATTTATATAATATATATACAAAATATAAGATACCAATGTATATATCATTTCACTATACGTGGTGGAAGAACAATGATTTAGAAAGATTTAAATTAATTACAGAAGAACAAAGAAACCTTATAATAAATTATCCATTTGAAAGTATATTATATGAATGATTAATTTTGAAAGAGTAAGTAAGGAATTAAATAAATAGAAACAATTAAAAGGGAAGAAGAATATGAAGATGGTACAGATTTTAAATACATTGCAATTAAAGCAGATGCAATAACCATGACAGAATCTGCGCCAATAATTTTAAAGCTAACTTCCTTTGCATAATCTTTATAAACATCCATTAAAGGATTTGTACCGTAAGGGATAGGAGAAATAAAAAATTTATAGAATAAAGCATCATGAATAATTTGAACAGAAACGGCAATAAAAATAAATAACAATGGGGAAAAAGATAAATTATTAATAAAAAAGATATATCTTGTAATTATTAATCCAATTATAATAATAAAAATATCTAAAATAACAGCAGAAATTTTAAATTTATCATACCAAACATTAATATTAGAACCAATAAAATTATTTTTTGCAAGATAAATACCAATTAAATCAACTATTGTTACTGCTGTAAATAAATATAGTAAATCAGAATTATCAGAAAAATCAGAAATATTAGATAACATTATATATATATTATAAAAAGAAAAATTACTTGAATTAAGTAATTTTTCTCCTGGACTGGGATCGCACCAGTGACTTTCAGATAACTCTATAAAGAATTACAGTCTGACATTCTACTAACTGAATTACCAGAAGTGAACGAACCTGAACATATGTCAGATAAGTTAATATTAATAATATAATATCTTTAAATTAAAAATTATAATATAATAATATGGAAAAAACGATAAATCCACTAATATTTATAGGAATTATAACAATTACAATTATAGTATGGAAGTGGTATAAACTATCAATTAAAAATATAGAAAATGCAAGATGGACAGAAACAGAAGCAACAACGCATATAATAGTAACAAGGTACAAAGAAGAAAATATAGTTAGAATGTTATTACCGATAATAAATAAGAAAAATGTAAGTATATTTATTTATAATAAAGGAAATGATCTAAATGAAGAAGAATTTGAAGGAATTAATAATTTAAAAATAATCAAAATACAAAATCTAGGATGGGATTCATATCCGTATATTAAACATGTAATAGATAATTATAATAATTTACCAGATTATATATATTTAGTACATGCATCTGTAATATATTTAAAACACAAAAGAAAATTATATTTAGATTTAATACAAAAATCAAAAGAATTAAAAAAGAACAAGAAATATTATTATGGTGGAGAAATATTATACACACCATTATCTTTTAAATTAGATTCATGGATAGCGTCAGCAAGTGTAAATAAATTAAAACATAAAATGGAAATATCTAAATTAAGACCATTAAAAAAATGGATGATAACAAAAATAAATACAATTCCAGAAGAATCAGGTAATATAAAATGGAATATGTTAGGAATGTTTATAGTGAGTAAAGATAATATATTAAGATATGATAAATTTTGGTACAAAGAAATATTATATGAAATATCTGTATGGCAAAGTGAAGTAAATCATTATTTAGAAAGAAGTTGGTATGTTTTTTATAGTTAGTTTTTCTATATTATTATTTAATAGGATTAAATGGAGGACTATTAATGTTTGTAATATTAACAGAATATTCATTCTTACATTTTATACCAGAGAAATATATGATAGCAGATACAAACTGGGTAAGATGGAAAATATTAAGAGACGTGAAAGAAAAAATAAAAGACTAATTTATTACAACCTACCTCTTGTTAATTGATAAAATATCTACGATATTTTCCGCACTCTTTTACATTACAGCTGCAACAAAGAATTGCGATTTTTCATTAATGGCCCATGGGCCTGCGAGAGAAAAATAATAGTTAACAAACTTTTTACCTTACTTTACTACTTTACTTTCTTTATCTGATAAAAATATCTTCGATATTTTTCTTATGCGCACTTTTTTACCTCCTCATCGTTATCTGATAAAAATATCTTCGATATTTTTCTTATGCGCACTTTTTTACCTCCTCATCGTTATCTGATAAAAATATCTTCGATATTTTTCTTATGCGCACTTTTTTACCTCCTCATCGTTATCTGAT